TATGTTCTTTATGCATGAACTTCACACATATGCTCACGAAAACAATCACAAAGAGGATTAACATCATGCTTACAAACATGCTCCTCAATACACAAGGCACAGTTCAATGCGTCATGTGTAGGTAAATGCCTCTCTCTGCTATGTCTACTGAGCCGCTCTCTCTTATCAACAAAACCAAGTGTCCTAGTCCTGAAGAGAGCAAGAATGGTACCAGTCCATATGACTATCAATGCACCAACCGAAACAAAGTACGCGGTGACAATAGCCTCTCTTATGATCTGTTCCATGATGACCTCCATGGTTAGACGGTTAAACAAATCTTGTCCTACGGGGCCCAATCATTCACCTCCTTATCGTAAGTCGATGGAAGAGCCTGGACGCATTATGATTAGCGTATGCTCTTGTGAGCCCCGTGCTGGAACAAGTTTAATGCCCATGTTTCACAAATAGTATCAGTATATCAGGGGCCTGTACTGGCCTTCTATCTATGAATATGAGCTGAAAGGTGCGCCTGATGGGTCATTTAATAACACAACCCACCAGGACAAGTAAAAGGGGCACTATGATTGAGAGAGATGTGCCCGTGTCTCCCATAGAATCATGTAATGAGAGGGTCTACCGTCTACCCATTAACCATGCTTTACATTCCTGCATGATCTCGTAGTCCTTCTCAGAACGACACATCCGTACGATGCTCTCTAGCTTCACACGGTATGCCTTATTGATCCTTCTGACTTCATTAGCTGTCGTAGCGTTGCCAAATGCTTTAATCCACTTGGCTTTCTCAGCATCAAACAGTTGTTCAGCGTCAGAGGGCTCTACTTTGGTATTTTTCTGGATGTTCACCTCCTTTCAATCAACAGGTAACTAACTAAATCAATTATAACGTAAAAATAGTATATCATTAATCGTTTTATAACGATACGTATAGGAGATAAGGCTATATATCATTGGTACACTATTTTCTTGAAAAACTTGGGCATGATGAATAAATTATGGTATGGGTTCACGAAGAGAGAATGCTCATCTAGCTTTACAGGCTACTGGTATGACTCCTGCGTATGGTAATATTGCTGATGCTGCGGATGCTCTATTATATGCAGTAGAGGGAGAGTATGGTAAGGCTGTTGTTTCACTTGCGGCTATGCTTCCTGTAGCTGGTCAGCTTGTTGCGGCTAAGAGGGCCACAAAGACTCTAAAACAAATGGGTGAGGAGACGGTTACTCTTTATCGTGGATATGATAAGTGGTTTCCTGGTAGGATGGTAAAAAAGGGTAAGTTTACAGGAAGGAAGTACAAGAAACATGGAGGAACGGGTGAGTATGCTAATGTTGATCTAGCGAAGAAAACAACAGATCATATATTCGTTACTCCTGATATTAATTATGCGAAGGCATACACGAAGAAGACAGTGAGGAAGCCTGGAAGGTATAGTAGAGGTTCCAAGTCGCAAGAAATTTCGGATGAAGGTGTGCTTTTAGAGTTTGAAGTCCCAATAAGTTGGATGAGGACTCATGTATCTGATGATGTTATCTATAAAGTAAACTCATGGAGTTATGGAAACCAGTGGTGGAATACACCAGGGTGGCAAGCAAGCACTTTTGAAAAGTTTAATGAATTTAGACTTGATGGGGGTATCCCTAAAGGATTCTTAAAGAAAGTACATAATGTAAAAGACCTGGAGAAAGTTACTAAACCCAAAATGTATCTTCCTCCTCCTGGTGGATTAAAAAAGGCTCTGAAAAGAAAGAAGTATAGTGCGGATATAAAGTAAGTGGCTGATACTCCTCTTATGCTTGAGTCTCTAACGAATCTTCCATTTGGAAAGACTGGGATAAAGGATTTGCCAGAACTTCAGGAAGAGTATCCTGATTGGAGTAAAAATGATGAGGAAGATGACGTTGAGGATGATTAAGTTATGGGGGGACTATAGGGGGGTCTTAGTATTCAAAGAAATATAATGAAAGGCTCGAGTCCTTCCATCCGAGCAGATTTGGACGTAATTTCCGACATGGCGAAATCTTTAGAATCAATATCACGATTGTCGAGGGAACTTCAAGAGGAAGTCCTAGAAAGAGTTTCGTCAGGAGTATGTCCCATAGAGCTAGATGGTATTCTTTATGATGTCCCAGAACCTATTTTTGCTTTGATTAACGGTCTTGTCGCACAAATACAGGAGTTATCAAATCTCTATGAAATACCAGGTCATAAAGGGAACTAGACACTACGTTTACGATCATATCTCAGATTTTTATAACGATCATCCAGATCAAACACCTGTAAAAGACTGGAGAGAGGGGAAAGAGGGCGATTGGGTTTGGAGTGATGATGATAATATTGTACAGCTTATCAAAGTGTCAAATGTTATAAACCACCCAGGAGATAGGAAGAATTACAAATATGCGAAAGGATGGGTGCGGACAGTTGTTGGTACGTTTCTCAATAGACCCAACACGATTATGGATACGGATTTTGAGAAGCATAAAAATCGTTATACGTTCAGTGGTAAGATCAAAAGTCCTTCAACAAGGATCAAGGAAAGGAAGAACCTCACAAAGAGAGAAAGGATATTTGCTACTTCAGTAGTTGCAGGACGAAGTGTTCTCAAAGCTTATAAAGAAGCCTTCTCATCATTAGCCAGCGATAAGGATACCCAGAAGAAAGCAGTAGTATTACTCAAACAGGAGAGAGTTATGAAAGAGATTGAACGAGGTGTAATGGATGTGGCAAAGAGCATGGGTATTGACCATGAGTACATCTTGCACAACCTCAAGTGTCTTTGTGAGAATAGCGATGATGAGAATATAATTCTCCAGAGCACTAAAGAACTTGGTAAGGTCATAGGCACTCTTGGCACTACCACGATACGACAACAGGAAGTGGGTGTATTAGGGATGCTTCAAGAGTTTAGCCCTGAGCAATTAGCTGCTGTTAAAAGACCTGAGTTGGAGGTCAGCACTTCTGATAGCGAGGAGTCATAATGAAGTATCTTGTATACTGGTCAGATATGTTAAAAAATAAACAGGGAGATGCCCCTATGAGAGCATTTGATACTACCATAGAAGCAAATGCATATATCAATGGATGCGTAGATGTAGTTGGGACATTTACTAAAGGGGTTGATACAATAGACTTAGTAAAAGAGTTTTATGTTCAAGATACGGAAAATAAGGATACAAAAAAATGATATGTCCCAAATGTTCTTCAATGCGGATAAAGAAAAACGGGCGAAAAAAATCAACGGCGGCGGACGGTTCGGAGAAATTAGCACAACAGTTCCATTGTCATTCATGTAATTCAAATTTCTCTATTCCTATCAATACTGAGATAGACTACGTAGAGAAGAAAGTAGAACCAGGAGAAGTCTTAGAAGTAAAGTCAGATTATGTAATGAGAATACATGGTCTAACCGACATTCATGTTGGTGCTGTAGACTTCAGAAGGGACAAGTTCCTAGAAGCGGTAAAGGAAATATACGAAGACCCTCATGCACGGTGGTTTGGTAATGGAGATATACTAGAGTGTATCCCACCAAATTACAAGATAGTGCAGAGAGGCCAGGTCATCTCACCAGATGAACAGCATTTGGCATTTATGGATTTAGTGAGACCAATTCAAGACAAGTGCATCTTTATTAGAGGTGGAAATCATGATTATCTCCGATCAATTAACATGTTGGACTATGATGTCTCTAGAATGATTGCCAGGGATATGGATGTTCCGTATTTTGAGTTGCCTGGGTATTTGAGAGTTAATATTAGTGGTAGAGAGTGGTACATGGCATCTGGTCACGGTTCTTCTGGAGCTAAGAATGGAGATTTGGAGCTAGATAAGATGAGAGATGTCTATTCTATGGGAGATATTTTCTATCTTGGTCATAATCATCAGTTATATGCAAAGCCTATTGATTCTCTAGGAATAGATGAGGATGGAAGAGAGACTTTGAAGAGATGTTGGTACATAAGGGGTGGTAGTTTTCTTGGGTATGCTCATTATGTGAGATATAGATTGATGCGTGTTGCGAGAGCTGGCTGGGTAGTAATGGAATTTAAGAAGGATGATATTAACTGTTGGGTAGCATAGAATCAGAAATATTTAGCCTAAAAGTAACACCTAAGAAGATGGCTCTTGATGATGCTATTGCAGAATTGAAGACGAAAAGGAAGCAATTAACAATGCTCCGAATATTAAAGCCTTCCTCTAAGGAAATGGCGATACTAAGAGAGTTATTTTGTATAATTGACGGGATGGAAGTACCAGAGAGGATGGATATGCAGTGAGTAAAACGAAGATTTTCAAGAGAGACCTTGTAGATGGGATGAATGTTATGATGGGTAGAATTATTAATATAGAAAATGTCTTAACTTCTTATATTGAGATGGAAGATAAGACTGAAGAGCTAAAAAAGAGACTAACTGATGAACATCAACAAAGAGAACATAAGCGAAGCGGAAGAAGTTCTAAGACTCGCAAAAAGTGATCTTATTGCGTTCGGGAAACTTTTCTTACCTAATGACTTTATGCGGTCAGAGACACCTGCTTTCCATTATGAGGTAGCCGACTCTACTGATGATTTAGAAACTAAGCAGTTAGCTATCATTGTACCGAGGGGACATGGGAAGACTGTCCTCACTAAATGTAGTATTATAAAAGATTTCGTTTTCGCTCCAGAG